AATAACCATAAACCATTAACCATAAACCATAAACCAATAGTAGAGAAGTCACAGCGTGGCTCACGCCTCGCCAATGATTGGGTTTTGCCAAACGAATGGGAATACTGGTCTAACAAAGAAAGACCTGATTTGAATGCCATGCAGGTAGCAGATCAGTTCAAAGATTTTTGGTGTTCTAAGCCTGGCAAAGATGGGGTGAAGTTGGATTGGGCAGCCACTTGGCGTAATTGGGTGAGAAATCAAAAAGCTCCAAAGATGAACCCTGCCGACATTGTCAGAGTTACTGTTGCCCCATCCAACCTGCCAGATCCTGCATTGGAAAAGATTAAGGCCGATGAAAAAAAAGCCGCCCCCATGCCTGACCATATTCGACAAGCAATGGAAGCACTGAGGAGAAAAGCTTGACCCACGCTGAAGCAATGAGAATCTTGGATAAGGTAAGGGATGGAGTGCCCTATCCAATCAAAATAATCCGCATGGCCTTGGAGCTTACTGGTGACTTACAGCAGACGCAATCTTGAAAACCCAAGCGATAGGGTCATCCTAGAGCAAGCAGAAGCTCGTGAGCTATATCGCAATTGGGAATCATCAAAAAATGCAGACTTGATTCGAGCCAGACTTGAAAGAGCTGAACGAATTTATGGATCTGGTGCAAGAGACAGAATTCGAGGTTACATGAACAAAATTAAAGATGGAAGTATTGAATGAACTATTTATCGGTATGCAGTGGAATTGAAGCGGCAACAGTTGCTTGGCATCCATTAGGTTGGAATCCTGTTGGCTTTTCTGAAATTGATTCTTTTCCGAGCCAAGTATTGAAACATCATTATCCAAATGTCCCAAACCATGGTGACATGACAAAATTTAAGGAGTGGCAAATTGAATCAAATGTCGATGTTTTCGTTGGAGGAACACCATGCCAGTCTTTCTCAGTCGCAGGACTCAGAAAAGGATTGGATGACCCTCGTGGTAACCTCATGCTTACCTATCTTGCCATTGCTAAACAATATCGCCCCCGCTGGTTGGTCTGGGAGAATGTCCCTGGCGTTTTGTCCTCCGCTGACGGACGGGACTTTGGTAGCTTCCTCGGAGGGTTGGCACTCTGCGGGTATGGGTTCGCATACAGGGTGCTTGACGCTCAATACTTCGGAGTGGCCCAAAGACGCAAACGTGTGTTCGTTGTCGGATATCTTGGAAACTGGCGACCTGCCGCAGCGGTTCTTTTTGAGCGAGAGAGCTTGCAAGGGAATTCTCCACCGAGCAGACAAAAGGGGGAAGGAGCTACCTCCCGCTCTTCTTCAAGCGTTGACGAAAGTGGCATCCAGCTCACTGTAGGCACTTTATGTGCTGACACACACCCTGGCAGTTACAGTGGACAAGATGCCTACACTGGCAGATTAGTGCCAACAGGTGTGCCAGATGTTATGGCTACTTTACTGTCCTCTACGGCAGGAATTTCTAGACCTGGCAATGCCGTTACAGAGCATGAAACATACATCCCAATGACAAGTCAGGTTTCCGCTTCTTCAGAGATGGAATCAATGGCATTTGAAAATAATCGTAGAGATGGTGTTCGTTTGTATGGGGACATCACAAACACTTTGCAAGCATTTGCAGGGACGGGTGGCGGGAATACTCCAATGGTTCAAACAACAATGGCAGTTCGCAGATTGACTCCTGTTGAGTGCGAAAGACTTCAAGGGTTTCCAGACCATTACACCGATATCAAACCAAAGGGAAAGCAAACCCCTGATGGTCCAAGATACAAAGCATTAGGAAATAGCATGGCAGTTCCAGTTATGAACTGGATCGGACAAAAAATACAAAAAGTTGAGGATTTAATTAAATGACATTTATGCTGACCTACATGGTTGAAGGCAACCCAATCGGGAAAGGCCGACCAAAATTTGCTAGGAGGGGGAACTTTGTTTCTACCTACACCCCTACCAAAACTAGAGATTACGAAACTGTAATCAAAGAAGCTGCCCAAAAAGCCATGGGAAGCAATGCAGTTTTGGAAACGCCTGTAACAGTTGCAATCTACATCACAGTACCAATCCCTGCCTCGTACTCCAAAAAACGCACTGAAGCCTGTTTAAAGGATATTGAAAGGCCAATTAAGAAGCCCGACATCGACAACATTGCCAAATGCTTCTTAGATGCTATGAATGAGATTGTTTACAAAGACGATACCCAAGTGCTGACGCTCCATGTGACCAAGGTCTATGGCACTGTTGGCATGGTGGAGGTCATGGTCAGGGAAGATTTGGACTAAGGGTAAACACCTACACATCTAATCAAGATTTCAAGTTACAGTCACGACATCAACAAATTTTTAAGGAGAAAGTAATGCACACAATCAATTTTGATGCAACAACAGGCGCAGGTGATGCGGAGGTTAAGGTCACTATGTCTTTCAAGGCAGACAAGTATTCAACTTGGGCTGAGAACATCGAGATGGTCACCTATAACGGCATGGACATCATGGGCTTGATGACAGAAGAGCAGTTTGCTGACCTTGAAGCCAAGGGTGTCAGAGCCATTGAAACCCAGCGTCATTGGGAAATTGTGAACCACGAGCCATGAGCAACCGAACTATTTGGACTTTAGTAATTATTGGCGTAATTGCTTTTTGGACTTTGATGATTGGATTATTTTTATGAACACCCCAATGCCTGACGATTACATCAAACGACACCTTGGACCATGGCGGTCCTTGGAGGAGATCATTCGGTGGGTAGAAGCCTACCATGGCATCTATGAGCCTAAATCTTGCCCACCCTGTAACAACCACTGTAACCAAGGCAGAGACTGCCCCGCTAAAAAATGATGCCACAAATAGACATTGGTGCAAGATTCGCCAATCACAAATTTAAGCTTTGTACCAAATGCGACATAAGTAAACCGCCTGAGGGTGGGATTGACATGGGACATAAGTGGATCTGCCAATCGTGTTGGAACAAGCGCATCACAGGCAAATACCTTAGACAGAACCAAGTAAAAAATGCGTAAACGCACTAAACGCAAAATGTGGAACCTGATCGACCCAATTCAGCATGGGATTGTGGGGGCAGCCATTACCCCTAGGCAAACCTTAGACAAGCTGAGAATGACAGAATATTCCGCTTTGGACGCAATGACTAAAGGCGCAGGTACAGTTCAAGATTGGCGCACCCTTGTTGATGTGCTTAACCTATCAGAGGTCATGGCCAAAGGCGGGGTGGGACCCGAGGTATTGCCTGTATGCGAGAAAGCCCAAGATGCCCTGCATAAGGCGGCCATGCGCTACCAGGCAACCATGAAAATGGGTTTAGATGGGCTTGGCATTCAAGCTATCAGGGAATTGATTGAATATGCAGACCTTCAGCAAGGCAGTATTTGCCGAAGTGAATTTGAGAAGTATGTGAAGAAAACTAGGGACTACATCAGATCAAATAACGATAGGGTGGTAGAGATCGTATGAGCTTGATAAGCAATATCCCACCGGAAGCACTTGCCGAAGCATGGGAGATTATGGAGCGAAGACGCAAGGAAGAGCTATCCAAAAAGTTGGGTAGAACTGTAGGCACATGGGGAGGTAAGCGTAAAGGCGCAGGAAAGCCTAGGCAATTGACCTACAACACTGTGGCCAAAATAGAACTTAATTCAGTCCAAAAGAAAATGTTGGCTGAAATGGGTGATGGAAGCATTGATAGAGGCATAGAAAAGTTAATCAACGAGGCAATGTAATGGAAAATCCCGCACACTTAGCAATCAATTTCATCCTGACAAACGCACCTAAATATGCCCAATCAAAGGCTACTCGGGTGCAATTAGAAGAATATCGCAAGTCCAAAAAGGCAATTCTCATGTCAAACGAGGAGGGCACATTGGGCGCAAAAGAGATGTATGCCTACGCCCATGCAGATTATGTTGCGCTATTGTTTGAGATCAAAGAAGCAATAGCCCAAGAAGAGGAATTGCGTTGGAAACTTGAGGCAGCCAAGCTACGGGTGGAGGTGTGGAAAACCGAAGAGTACACCAAGCGAGTGGAGATGAAGCTATGACACATAATGAAATTATTGAAATGGCCAAAAAATGCGGGTGGAATAATCCCGCAAACAACATGGCTCCTTTGTATGAGTTTGCCAAACTGATAGCAGAGCATGAGCGCAATGAAATAATTCAAATATTGGATGATTCCACCGGATATGTCCAAATGGATCTAATTAGGGAAAGGGGTTAAGTATGAATAAAGACAAAGCTATCAAAATTGCATTAGACGCTTTGCACCTTTGGCACTGGACAGGCGAGACTAAAAACCTAATGAGGGCGCATGACGTTCTTAGGGATATTGTTGTCAATCAGCCACTTTATCAATCAGATGGGACAGAAAGTTGCGTAGATTGCCAAACTACAATGTCATGTTCTGCAAAGGGCAAAGACTTTGACATTTGCTCATATTATGAGCCACCACAAAAAAAATGGGTTGGGCTAACCGAAGATGAACGAGACACGATTTTAAGGTCAGAATCGAGCATATTTGAAATGACCGAAGCAATATTAAAAGCTAAAAATGAACAAATTTAATTTAGCAATTTAGTATATTGTTGATAAAGCCATTTGAGCAAAGGAACAAGCATGACATGGCCATTCCCACCATTCCCCAACCCTATAGACAAAGGCAATAAAGTGCCTAAATTTAATCCTGACAACCATGAGGATTCGCCATTTTGAGCTACCAAAAGCATGAGTATTACAGAGACAAAGACTTGCTGAAACTTGCAGAGGGTATGCCTTGTCTTTTAGAAGCCTCAAAAAATTGTTTGGGGGGGGATGGGTCTACAACTGTAGCGTGTCACTCAAACCTGCTGATTCATGGAAAAGGTCGATCCATCAAGGCCGATGACCACCATTCGGTATGGGGGTGCAGCAGATGCCACACTTGGTTAGACTCGTCCTATGCCGACTATGACATTAAAAATCTAGCCTACCAAGAAGCCTACAAAAGACAACTTCACGCATGGCTTGATTTGGCAGATAATATAACCATCAAGCCTTGGCGTAGAGAAGCAGCAAGGCGTGTTTTAACCAACTTGGGAGTCCCACATGGATAATGAAATTGGTGATCTCGTTCTGACCTTGTTGCACTCAGCGACCAACACCCACATTTTGCATTGGCAATCAAAGTCCTATGCAGAACATCAAGCCCTTGGCGCATTCTATGAAGCTTTGCCAGGCAAGGTCGATGAACTTGTTGAAGCCATTCAAGGCCGATACGATTCAACAATCCAATTCCCTGCGGATTACTATCCACCCGAAAAAACTGGTAAACGTGAACTGCATGATCTGTCAGAATACTTTGAAGAAAAACGCTCTGTTTTGCCACAGGACTCCGAGATTCAAAACATTGCCGATGAAATTCAGCAGCTGATTGATTCAACACTTTATCTTCTACGATTTCCATGATTTCCAATCTGTAAAAAAACAGAGGTCTAAAATTTTGACGGGGGGGTCTTCCAAATTTTGGGAGACTCCTTTTTTACGCCCGAAAACGACCAGGCGATTATCTACATAATCCCACAGGGGAGGGGAGAGATAATCGATAATGATAATCATCCGATTTTCCCCATATAATCGATAATATTTTGACATAATCCGCACATAATCCAATCAATTTAAGCCCCTAGAATCGATTTAAGCGCAATCATACTACCATGCCCTAGGCCACCCATCAAAACCCGCTCAAAAGGGCTAAAAATGGGCTTCTAGCACTATTGCAAAGCAAGCGCAATCCCATGCCAATCAATGGCAAGCTTTAAACCCTTTAAACGTGACAATCCCTAGGCCAAAACCTATAGACAAAAGAAAAAGCCCCTCGAGGGGGCTAAATGGTTATTGTTTTTCGTTCATTATGAATTCGGTTTTAATGTAATCCCTCAATCGATCTTTAAAGGTTTCTACCTCTTGAGAGAAACATATTCCCGCAATATCCCCATTATTTATTTTCAATTCATTTTGAATATATAAGCATGAGGCATTAATTCCCGCTTCGTATGCATCATTAATAAATTGATCCAAATATGATTCATTTAATGTATGCCATGGTTTCATTTTATGCCTCTTGAGTATCATTAATAAAATCTAATCTTTGCTCATGGCATTTTTTAGCCAATATTAGCAATTGCTTTGCATCTTCTAAATCTAATCCGTAATATTCGGAGAATGCCTCATGGGTTAAAAAATTGTTTACCCAATCTAGATATAAATCCGCTAGAGTATCTCTCAAGTAAATAATCTTTTTCATTGCTTTGCCTCTTTAAATAGTTTATTAATTTTATTCATTGCTACATCCCAAGATTCGGTTTCAAAAACTAAATCAACGTCATTTATATCGTCATTATTGGGCTCAGTAGTGACAAAAAACTGTTTACCCCATGTTCTCTCTCTCCTTTTGGGGTTTTTATAATCTACCCAAAAAGTGATTAATTTATCGTCTAATACTCTAATAAACGATGGACACACATTGTTGTGCCATGAATCATCGGTGAACCCATCAGGTATTTGGGGAATCTCAAAATCAAAACATCTAAACTCTTTTTTGTAATCATTACGCATAATGAATCCCCTTAATTTGAACAAAACCCGATTGATCTTTTTTGGCCTTACCTTTAGCATATAAAGCCACAACTACATTTTTGGGCTCAATATGCCTTACATCGGTATCATCCCCATCGATAACCTCCCATGCTCTAAAGCTTGAGGGGATATCCTCCTTTTTTTGGAACACTACCGCTACTCTTGAATTATTAGGATTGGTCAATCCCTTTATTGAAATTGGCTTTGGGGTAATGCTAGAGAATGAATAGGTAAGATCATAATTACCCGATGTTTTACCCTCTAAATTGCGTGAGGGATGTTTTGTATAATCATAAAATTGGACATCGGGAAATAAACTAAATATTGTCCGATTAGGTATAACGTGATAATTCTCCCATGCAATATCACTTGTCCCATTCAATCGGACTAAAAGCTTTTGATTATTGCGGTTTGCTTTTGCTCTCAATTCCCAAATATCTGCACATAGGGACATTAAAAAAGAGGATTGTTGTGCATACCAAAAATCAGTTTTTGCTTGCCTTGCTTTTTGTACTGAATTAAATGCACCTCTACCCGATGAATAGAGACATCCTTCCATGCATCCCGCTAATTTAGCCAATGGGCATAAATCTTCATTAGGGGTTAAATAAAGGATTGCGGTTAAATAACCGATCTTTTCACCCTTGAGGGTTTTAGTGGATGATGTGCCTAATAATCTTTTATAGATTAGGCCATCGGTTTTAATGATTGATTTATAAGGATTGTACATAATGTTACTTTCGGTCTTAAATTGATTAAAAATTTCAAAATTGGATTTTGCTGCAAAATATTAACTTTTAATATTGGGGTATTTTTTCCCCATTATCTCGATAACATGAACCGCAATGAATTTCAATAGTGTAAAAATCACCATCATATTTATGCCACCAATCGGATTCAATATCATATTGTTTAGCGTGATTGGTTAATCCAACCTTGAGAGAAGCAATGGCCACCTCTTCGGTTTCACCATATGCTTCAAAAGAAAAATTGCGGGAATCAAAAAGAGCTTTAAACATTGTTTGCCTCACTTAGTTAAAACGTCAAAATATGCCAATGCACCAATGGCAAGCAATAGGCCAATGGCAATTGCGGAGAGGATATCCAATAATAGGTTTTTCATTGTGAGCCCCTTAGATTTTGGAGGGTTTAGCGGTTAATGAGGGCTCACCTTTTTTAGTATGAGCGGTAATTAACTGATAAGAGGGATTGAATTGTTCTGCAATGGTTTTCCAATCGGTAACATCTCTACCTTTTGAACCATAAACGAGGCAGGAGAAGGGATAACTCTTTTCAGTTTGGGAGCAACCCCAAACCTAGCCGTGTTTCAAATTAATATAACCTATTTTTGACTACGCTTCAAGTTCTTGTAGTTGGTAGTCGAATGCCCTATGTGGAAAAACGCACAATGAGGGCATTTGTAGATTTGAAAAGAATGATCTCTTTTCTTGTTGATTGTAGAGTCAGCAACAGTGAATGTAGGAAAAGGGTGCTTCCCGATGCACTGGATAACAGGATCGTACTTGTCAGTTGTTTTCATTGGTACATCCCAATTATGTTTATTGGTCGTTCCACATGAAGCTCCAATGCTCTAGCTATTAAACCAACCATGGCAGCATCTCGGTCACCAGGGTGATTGTTGTAAGTTATAACTAAATTGTAGGCATAAGCAAGGAGTGCTTCAGCACAGGCTTGTTCGGATTGTTCGATGTTCATGCTCAGAATATTAGTGTTGTTTTTTTGTCTGTCTATTAGGGTTTATCCTAATACAAATAATCTTTTAGCCATGGCACATTAGTGGCTCTAAAGGAGAAAGTAATGGCAACACTAAACGGCAGAAAAGTTATCGACATTGAAGTAGATGGTGTCGATAGTAGGGATTATCCCGATTTCGCAGATGCGTACTTCAGTTACGCTTGCTACGAAGATGGCACAAAACTTACTGATGAGGAACTAGTCAAACTAGCCGATCAGAATGGTGATGTACTCTTTGACAAAGCATACGATTCACTTCACTAAGGAGAAAGTAAAATGACAAACTCAATGGAAATTGAAATCACAAAAGTTTTAGATATAGAAATTACTTCTATAGAAGAAAGAACTTTAGGAAGCTACAGAGAAATTTTTATTGAATCAGCAAATGGTAATTTAAGAATTAAACTGTACGCAAACAATGACCCAGCAGAAATCAAAGTTTTAATTTAAGGAGAAAGTAATGAACACACACGCCCTCAAATATGTACGTCAGTTATTCCAAACATATGACGCACCCCCCCAAACAATTCGTAGCTATCAGCGTCAATGGATTCGTTCTATCCGATATCTTGGCGACAATTGGTTGTTGGCTAAGAAAGTAGAAAAACTTGAAACTCCAAAGCCTAATTGATCGACAGGGGGACCTCGTGAACAATTACATCATTGAGTACAAAGAAGAGTACGCTTACACCAAGTACTGCCCATATTGCGTCCAACCTAAAGGACAAAAGTTTGTCTGTTGTGGTGAGATGGATTGGGTAGATTTCAAAGACCTTGATGACAACACTCAACTAGAGATCATCAAGGAAGAATATGACAATGCATTCAAAAACCACAAGGTATAACATGACAGTAAATGACCTGCTCAAACTGAACGTAAACGAGCATACAGAGAAAAAAGGCAACCTGACATACCTGTCATGGGCTTGGGCATGGGATCAAGCTCTCAGGGCTGACCCACAAGCTCATTTCCAAGTACAGATGTTTGGTGACAAGTGCTATACAGAGATCAATGGCACTTACATGGTCTGGGTAACAGTTACTATGTTTGGCAAACCAATGACCTGCCAATTGCCTGTCATGGACCATCGCAACAAAGCCATTGTTGGAGCAGATGCATTTCAAGTAAACACTGCCATCATGCGTTGCATGACAAAGGCTTTAAGCCTTCATGGGCTAGGTCTGTACATCTATGCGGGTGAAGACCTGCCAGAGCTTGATACAGGGATTATTGATGCAGTAGTTGCTGCCATCAAAGAGAGATACGATGCTGGTGATGAAGCTGGTATGTATGGCGAATGGGAATCTATTACAGATAACGAAGTTCGCATTAGGGTTTGGGATACGCTCAAGCCTGATAGTAAGGTAAGGTCTGCCATTAAGGCATACAAAGAAAAAATGAAGGAAAGTACATGAAACGCTTAGACGCAATTGCAACAGTGGGTGAATACAAAGACCCAAAAACAGGTGACATTAAGAAACGCTATTCCAAATGCGGTTCAGTGTTCATTAATGACGAGGGTAACATCTCATTCAAAATGGACACCATGCCTGTTGGTGGATGGGATGGATGGATTAACGCTCGTGAGCCATTTGATGGTGACAAGCCTGTTCGTCAAAGCAATACCCCCACCCGAAAAACTAAGAGTGATTTTGATGAAGATGTCCCTTTTTAAGGAATTAATATGAAAAAAACAATTATTGGTATTTATTTGGCAACTGTTGCATCAATGGTTTGGGCTTCATGCACAACCCATACGATTATGAGTGGTGGCAAGATAGTTACTTGCACAACTTGTTGTTATGGCGAGGGAGCTTTTAGGTCCTGCAATACAACTTGTTTTTAAGTAAACGAGGGGAAAGCGGATGCTATGCGGTAATTCTGCCGGACGAACATAGACGTAGCGAGTACCCTCACCTAATAGGAGAAAGTAATGATTAATTTATTTAAGTTGTTCCGCAAAGATGCTAAAGACACTTCAGTAGAAGCCGCCAAAAGCATCATGCTTGCCCTGCCAAACATTGAGGGGGCAGTCTATGAATATGCAGCCATGCGAGGCAGTAAAGGCTTCACAGACGATCAGATGAATGAGCATTTTCAAACCCACAAATCTACTTACAGAGCCAGGCGTTCTACTTTGGTAGAAAGAGGGTTTATTGAAGATTCAGGCATTCGGGTAAAGGGTCCTAATGGACGCAATATGACTGTCTGGAGGATAGTATGAGATTTCTAATGGACTTGTTCTCAGGTAATGTCTACAACAAAACCGACAATATGATGATTAACCAAGATGGTGATGTGTTTAACAGGGTTGGTGACAACTACATTGGTGATGATGGAACACTGATTACCAAGATTGGTAGCGACTACCTTAATACCAAAACTGGAATGATGTCTAGCTTTGGTGACCCATTTTCAAAGGATGATTAATGAGCTATGCAGATATAGAAATGAAAGTAATTCAGTGGGGGGAAGCTCGTGGCATTGTCCAGAACAGTACACCCTATGCTCAAGCATTGAAAACCCAAGAAGAATTATTGGAATTGTTTACCGCAATATCAAATAATGACAGGGAAGAAATCAAAGATGCCTATGGCGACATCCTAGTTACATTGGTAATGGGATGTGCCTGTGCAGATCTTGACCTAGTAACCTGCTTTGAGGGGGCCTATCAAGAAATTAAGAACCGAAAAGGGTTTCTTAATAAAGAAGGCATTTTTGTCAAAGAATTAGCTTAAAAACAATTCTCGTTCGGCTTGTCTGCGTTTAACTAAACCTTTTACTTCTTTGCCACCCGCTTTTGTCCACATCATAAAAGCATGAGCGGCTTCATCCCATTCACCACGATTGACCTTCATGCGAATGGTTGATCGTTGGTAATTTCCTAGCCCAGCGTTGTACGCAAAAGAGACAACAGCGTCGAATTTGCTTTGATGACTAGCAAGATTAGGAGAAAGTCGAAGAACACCACGTTCAAAAGAATTGATGTCCATCTTGAATAAATCGACCAGTTCCTCTTTCGACCATACACGATTGTCTTCCCCTTTAAGTTGGTAATCAGATCTGATAAGCCCCGTATAACCCTCTTTACGCACGTTTGGAAGGTTTAGTTGGTCGCTATACATAGCGTGGCCCCAACCCACTGTCCAAATCGCAGCACTGCACCGATACGGGCGTGTTCTGTAGCCTTCAAAGAAGTGCATCAGATGTTCGCCTTTTTCGCTGATTTTCATTTCTTAGCCCAACCTCTTGAGCCAAACCAGAAACCAATAATTCCACCCAACATTGCCATCTCATCAGTAGAAAAAATGATATCTGACAAGCGAATCAAATCATCTACACTCATTACCAAACTAGGGCGAGAGTAGATGTAGTAGGCAATCCAAGCATTGATGGCACACAACTCAAACACAAAGATGTAAGTTACTGTAGGTCTAACAGTACCGACATAATTAGCAACCCATTGAGAAGCTTTTTCTAAAACCTTTTCATCGTGTTTTAAAGCCGCTTCAGTCATCTGTGCTTCAGACTGCATAGCAATCTGGTCTGTGCGAATCTCTTCCATTCGTTCTTGGGCAGCAAAGCCTTGAGCCATCATCTGAAGTTGCATTTGAACTTGAATGTTAGCCAAAGCTAATTCATGCTTTTGGTCTGCCTTATTTTGGAAGAATTCTAGTAGTTTTGGTAAACCCGAAATAAGTAAACCGCCAAGTGTTGAAAAAAGGGAAAGCATTGTTAATCCTTACAAGATTTTGATTTGTCTTCATTTTGCATGAGTTTGATACCAGACAGGAACCCAATCATGCCTCCGATAAGAGTAGAAAAAGCAGGTGAAATCATTTTAAAAATCTCTGCGTTGTCTACTTCTTTTGCCCATAAGCCCAACATAAAACTAATCACCATGGCCAATACAGAGAGACATAGGGTCGTGCTTACCATTAAAGTTACCCACAATGTCAACTTTTCTTTGGTGTCTGGTATTGGTTGTTTGGGTTTGCGTATTGGTTTGCTTGTCATATGCCCTCATACAAAAATCTGAAATCTTCTACGATTTTCAAACATACCCAACTCAATGGTGTTTTGTCTAGCTTTTTTATCGTAAAGCTCAACTTCTAATTCAAGAGTTTGTTTCTCAATTTTATTGGCTTTCAAAGCTTGTTTGTACTCTTCTTGAACACGCTCTACAGCCTTTTCAAAAGAAACAGATTTAACATCATATTGAGCTGGGTAAACCATGGGATACCACTTGTCCAAGGTAATCATTTCTTTTCCCTCTCCACCGCACGGGCGTAGTAATAAAGAACTTTACCTCGCAATTCAGCACTATCTGCAACACCTGCCCACATAGCCAAGTTGTTCCATATTGCAACTAACTGTTCAGATGAACAATTATCTCCATTTGTTGTTAACCATCTAGATAATTGTGAATGCCTAAGGCCAGGATCACCAAGCCAACTAATTCCATAAAAATCTGAAATGGTACATGGAGACTTTGCATTTACTAGAAGGACAAATGGAATTAACAGTAGCCATCTCACGACATAGCCCAAATGATGATGTAAAAACACCAAATGACAGTAATACTAAAAAGGACTGCGCTTGTAAAAGCAACAGCCCAATCTTTCATTTTTTGTTTCTAGCAGAAATATTCTTTGCTTTTGATTTTGCATCAGCCTTAGAAGATGCACCCCAAGCTTTTAATGACAACAACAAACGAGTTGGTTTGCCATCCTTATATTCAGGTCCTGCCATGTTTCCCATACGAGCCAAGAAACTAGCCCTTCTAGGATTGTCACCAGATTTAACCGGAGCTTTAAGATTCATGCCTTCAGCTTTAGCACTAGCTCTACCTTTGGCATTTAATCCACCTTTAGGATTCTTACCCTCAGATCTTTGCCATGCGGGGGACTTCATCAGTATCCCTTTTTGGCAGTCTTTGCAGACTTAGTAAAGTCTTTTTTGGTAGGCGCACCCTTAGTGCCAGGCTTTCTCATCTTCTCGCCTGAACCTTCAGCGATACGTTTTTTCTTTGCATGGATGTTGGCATACAAGCCAGCTTTAGTAGCCATAATAAATCCTTAAAAATGAGATTTAAAGTTCTGCCATGCAATCACTGCAGCAGTAAACAATCCACCAATCCAAAGTAATGGCCTTGCAAGCTTCCCAAGCATTTCTAAAACAGTAAATGCACCCTGTGCCGCATTAAAAGCGTTCACGACATTTTCTGTATTCTTTTCAATACGATCTACTTTTTCTTCCACCTTAATAAGGCGTTCAAATATTTGAGCGTGTGATACTTCAGACATATTTACCTCATGTAAGCAGAAGGAGGAGCGACACCACGACCTGCGCCAACTTTCTTTGTATAGACCCTGTCAAACAAAGCCTTGGATTCAGGCGAATCTAATGTACCAGAACCCATTGTTGTCGGTGTCATCAATGCAAAAGGTGTGGCCAATCGTGGGGCTACATTGCCAATAATTAAACCAGTAGCACCTAGACCAAGATCTGACCAATCACCAGTTTTCTTGCCATGCTTGTAAGCTTCAAACAAAGCTAAAGCACCTAAAGTGTTACCCGCAGTACGAGCCATTACTGCTAAATCAGCAAAACCTTGTTGAGCTTTAGCAATCTGTGCAGGAGTCTTGGCTTTAGCCATTTCTTCTTGCAAGGCAGTGTGCATTTTATTCAAGTTTTCATCTGTAAAGCGAAAATTCTTAAAGTCATCTGCACTCATGTTTGTGCCCATCAACTTATTGGTCATGGACAAAACGTGTTCTTTATTTGGCATACCACCTTTACTTATGCCTTTTTCATTGACATCAAAAGCCAGTGGTGTGTTTTCAGGCAAGCCACCTTTAACACCATTCAAAATAGCTTGGGCACGTTCAGGGTTTGAGCCATAACCAAAAGTACCAAGCAATTGGCGTTCAGCGCCAGGGATGGCTTTCTTTTCTGCAGCACTAAAGATGCTAGTTTTAGCTTTAGGTGGAGCAACAGCTTCTTGAGCTTTTTCCACTGCTTGTGTTGCAGTAGTAATACCTTCAGGAGTAGCTGCAGTGGCCACCACGCTACCCGTAGGACTACCCGCTGAAATAGGAGGTGCGCCAGCAGGTGCAACAGGTGCGCCAGCAGGTGGCTGAACAGGCGGTGGCAATGGCGACTTAGCTTGTGCAGGTGCAGTATCTGCCACTACAGGCGGTGTCTCAGCCATGTAAGGATTAGGACGATTGAAATCTACAGGAGAAGGCGCAACAGGAACTTTAGGTTCTTGTATTGTCCTCATTCCAGATTTTGCATAATCATCAAGTTCAAATGGAATAGGTGCTGGAGTAGTTGGAGCAATACCAGCCTGTTGTTTAACTGCCGTTTCCATTAAACGCAATTCAGAAGGATCTTTTGCTTTTCGACCAAATGCTTTTTCCACATCAGACAATTGGTTTTTAGCTAAGAAAGCTTCATGCTTAACTTGCGCTTGCTGAGTCTTAAATTGCTCACGTTGAAGTCTTAATTCATCAATTTGTTTTTGTGCTTCAGACGTAGAAATAACAGGACCAGCACCTGATGCAGGTGGAGGTGGAGGAGGTTCACCACCACCAAATAACTTTCTAGCCGCCATGCCCGTACCAACTGCGGCAGCTCCACCCAAAGCGGCAGCACCTGGCACTTGTAGCCACTCAGGAATAGCAAAGCTTTGACCTGCTATATCAACAGTAACTTCTTTGCTTTTCTTGTCGGCTTCACGTTTAGCTCTTTCTTCAGCAGCAAATTCATCAGTCTTTTTACCAAAGCCCTCACTAGGGCCTTCATTGGTAGGTGTGGCCGCTTCAATAGGTGGACGCTTAAAGTAAGTGTTTGCCCAAGCTTTATGTGATGGATCATCAGATTGATCTAAATGAGTAGCAATATCTTTAAGCTTTGCGCCTTTACGAACTGCTTCTTCAATTTGTGTATCTAAATCGCTCATTTTTCTTTCCTTTTAATCGGAATCAATGTGTTCAGATCAAGTACTGCAGGAGCGGTTGATCCTGATGTGCCAGGTCTTGGCGCAACAGCAGTCTTAGGCTTTGGTGCTACAGGCTTTTCTGCTTTAGCACTTGATTCAAACTTACGAGGTTCAGACAAGATTTCTTTTGTCATTCCCAAGTATTTGGCTTGAATGTTTTTATACTCTTCACTGTTTGTAAAAGCATTCTCAATTTCATTAGGCTTTGGAGCTTGACCAGGCCCATAGTTCTTAATGGATTTATTGTAAAAATTTGTAAAGGCATCCATTACTTCAGCATTAGATGCACCTTGCAAAGCTTGAACACGGCCTCGTGAATATTGATCTTCCAAATTAAAAGCAGAAGGCAATGTCAAAAATGTAGGTGTGCCATGTTTACCAACAAGTTCAAGTTGTTCACGACCAATATCTCTAGACAACTCTAACGCTCTCAACAATTGAGTTTGATCTGCATCATTTAATTTAGAAGTCTTTAAAAACTTTAGCAAATCAGCTTGTGTCTGGTTAAAGTTCTTAGTGTTTTCTTGGCTAACATTGTTAGTGTTTTGAGCCATTTCTAAGTCACTAAAACTTTTTGTTTCGCCTTTTTCATTGGTAATTCCACCTTTACCATTAAAACTCCATGTACCCGCAGGTAAACCAAATTGACTAGCAACTGATTTGCTAACTTGCTCACCCTCTCTAAAACCAACACCTTTTTGGAATTGGTTTAAAAGACTTTTATTACTACTTTGGGCAGCAGTAGCACCCATAGACTGATTAGCAAATTGAAATACTTTTGCCAATGCATCAGGAGCAATATCTTTGTTTTTAAGATTTGTAAAGATGTCACTAAGCTCAGTGTACTTAGGTGTCAAAGCAGCAGTTTTGGCACTCCAAGCATTGTTCTTTTCTACATTCTCATTAAGCTTAGTAATGTTAGTTTTAAGATTCTCTTTTTCTAACAAATTGCCTAATGTGTTCTCCCATGCAGGAAGACCACCACCACGTTTGGCATAGTCAGCCATGCCAATAGGTTGGCCTGTTTCCAAATCAATAACATCTACTTTTTCACCCAAAGCATTAATTTGTTCTTTGATTTGTTTTCCAAATTTATCAAAAGTAATCCGAGTGGTAATGTCACCACCCGTAATCATTTTGGCAGCACCTTGCTTGTCACCCAATACATAGCGCAATAAAGCATCACCCCATTGAGGATTGTCTTTAACTGTCTTCCAAGTATCAGCAACAGCCATCCGGCCTTCAGGCGTACCCGCTCCACCTGCGGCAGCAATCTTTCCTGTTAGCGAATCAAATTCTTGTAACTTTGAATTAATGTTGTTAGCTGAAAATAAAGAAATCTGAGACAAAGGTGTGCCAACAGTCTCTTTGGCCAAACTTACCAAAGCTTTTGGATCACGATTGGCAACAGCTACTTCATATTTTTCATCAGGCGTAGCAGGAGGTGCAGGTTGCACATTCTGTTGGGCTACTGGAGCATTAGGCATTACAGCTTCTACAGGCATCTCAATCTCCAATTAAATGTTTGGTTTCCAACCCCATGCAGACCTAACTTGTTCATCATCATTAGGTTGCATTGTTGGATTCATTGTTGTCATTGCATTAGGCAAACCATAAGGTTTATATGCTTTACCTATAGGTGCTGTCATTGATGGAGGTTGAACCCCATACGACATAGAAGGCGGTTTAACTGCTTCTTGCATTGGTGCTTGCATTCCATAATCAGGAGTTGGCATAACACCACCGGATGGCGTGTAATCAGCAGGTAATTGCTCTTTTTTACCAAAAGTACTATTTAACCAATCTCTTAAACCTGACTCTTGAATTCCATATCCAATAGCCATATTTTTGGCAGCAGACAAAGCTTCACCAAGGGGGCCTGGTGGCAATGATGTCCAACTAGCGAATTCCGATCCAAGTGCTGCTTTTTCTGCCATGATGTTTCCTTAAATGCGGAAGCCTTTGCTTGATGTATTGGCTCCTTGAGTTCCAGAAAAATTAGGTGTTGTGGATGCCTGAGGCGTACCATAAACAATGCCAGCATATTTAGAATACAAGTCCATAGGTGCAGTTGAATAACCAACTCGCTGACCTGCGGCTGATAAACCAGTTCCCAACAATTGTTGACCTGATCCCATAATTGCTTGAGCCGCTTGTGAACGATTAGCCTGAACTTGAGCTTGTGCGCCAGCAGCAGCAGTAGCTTGTCGTTGAGCATTTAAAGAAGATAGATTCCTGTCAGCCAAAGCCATGCGAGATGAACCTAGACCGCCTGAGGCTCCATACATGGCATTTTGACCTGCTTGTGATTCACGGGCAGATTCACGACCTGCTTGCAAGGCGGCATTAATTTGCCCTTGTTCATAATCAGGCTGAAACAACTCGGTAAGTGTTCCTGTACCCGCATTAATCATATTCCTTGCGCCAGTTACAGCTTCTTTAGAAACTGTACCTGCTTGATCAAAAGCATCTAAAGCAGCTTTATTTTGATATCCCTGAACATCACGCAAAACAGTACCAGCATCACCAATTGTCTTTTGGTAAGCTGGCAAAAATGTTTCTTTTAGAGCAGTAGTTTGTAAGCCTAAAAGTTCTTTTTGTTCTGGCGTTAGTACGGCTTGTGACGAACCTGAAGATTTACCCATTCCCATGATTAGACTCCTTTACCAGACATTTTAAAAGGCTGAAAACCCATGCCCTTAGATTGATTAGATTGATTATCCCATGGTTGCATGGTGTTTGAATAGGCATTAGGCATACCTAATTGAGGCTGACCACCTTGGCCTGGCATGGTTATTTTTCCACCCATTAACCCACCTAAAGGTGGTCCCATGTTGTCTTGGGGCATTTGATTGCCTTGAGGAAAACTAGGTTGCTCCATCTGAAGTTGTTGCATTTTCATCATTTGCTCTTCAGGAGGAGTCTGAATAGGGTTTTGCCCCATTTGCATGGCAGACATTCCCGCACCCTTACCCGCAGGGTTAGAGGATTGAGGAGACTGCAATTGTGCTGAAAAACCGCCCATATTTATGCCTTTAATTGCGCTTTTAACGCCTCAACTTCTGTTGATAATTCTTGAATTGCTTTAGTTAAAACAGCAATATAAGACGGGTAATGAATGGTTTTAAAGCCAATTTCATCACCAACTTTCCAATCTGGCTCTTCATAAACTAATGAAGAACCACTTTCAATAATATTTTCAACTTCATCAGCAATAAATCCATATCCTTTTTGGTGCTTTGGATCAGCTTTAAGCTTATATGAGACAGGACGCAATTGTTTAACAAAAGCCAAACCTAAATCACAATTAGTAATTTCTTCTTTTAAACGAATATCAGATGGGCTTGTTGTTGTTACTTCAATAGTAACTGTATTGCCTGTACCGGATGTTGCGACATAAGCACCAACAATACCTGTAGATGCAGAACCAAGAATATTTAAACCAGATCCACCAGCATTGGCAGTTCCTGAATTGGTTGGAAAAATCCTAGCCCAAGATGAGGCGGCATAACCACCCATTGCATCTACTGTAGTCCACTGGCCATCATTTCTAAGAAATGTTGTTGTTGAACCAGTTGGTTGGGCAATTGTGTACGCACCCCAAGCAAATGTTCCTTGATTAATTTGAAACGCTCTGCTTGCTCCAGAGGCAGCATTGCAAACAAGTCCAACACCAGAAGTAAGGGTTGAAGCAAAATAACCGCCAATATTATTGCTAGAACCAACAACTCCAATTCCTGTGCTACCAGGCACACTTGATGGTGTTGTGCCATATCCAATAACACCAACATTAATAATGCTTCCACTAGAAGTAGCAGTACCTAATACACCTGAACGCACATTTCCTAATGCTGCGCTTGTTGTTCCATCACCAAAAGTGGAATAGTCAATAAAGTAAAGACTGTCGTAAACAGGAATAGTTGTAGAAGTAGGGTTGTCACCCTTAAACACTGCATCACCATTAGTAGTAATGTCAGCCCTAAAAACGCCATTATTAAAGTAGACGTTACCTGTTGTTCTGCTTATGTAATAACCTGCCGTGCCATAAGTAGCAGGTGTTCCATATGTTGGCGGTGTTGAGCCATTCCAGTTATCAGATCTGATGTCTTGAAAAATAGAGGCGGCAGTAGGTGTTCCCCAAGCAGTTTGCCCAGAAGGAACACCATCTAATGTTGCTGCACTAGAGTTATAGCGACCAAAAGAATACCAAAGAACATCTCCAACAGAAACAGTAGGAGCAGTCAAAGACCATCCAGATGGGGCGGTTGGACCAGTTGTATTAGAAGGTGTTGCAGGAGCAGCAGAAGATTGACTTTGCGCCCTGTAAGCAGTTAACGCACTAATACCATTTCCGCCAGTTGATCCCGTTGCTCCATTAGATGAAAACGCATAAATTGGATAAGACACATTTGTCCAATCCAAAGTAGAAGTTACTGTATTGGCATTAACAACCAAAGGAATAGTAATAGCCCACAAAAAACTACCTGGCGTTGTGTTTGTTATTGGCTCTGTTGTCCACCCGCTAGGGGCCGTATAAGCCCCTGTAGCCCATGTATATGTTGATGTGGTGCTAGGACGGGTTGGTGGTGTAGAAGAGGCCGTCCAAATGTAAATAGATGGTGCAGCAGTGTTATATGCCGTAGTTGTGGTCACCACATCTAAATCAATTGAAGCACCTGTTTCTTGCAAATAAGTGGAATTAGGAGCAGTTGTTCCTACAAAGAAATTAATCTGCCGACCGCCATTTGTTTGATAAAACAAAAATTTAGTAGTGCCAAATCCACCTGCAGCTAAAAACCAAATGTAGTCAGCAGGGTTTGTTGACTCTACAGAACTGTTTGTATTTCTCAATCCATAGTACAAACGATTTGTTGGACTGTTACTAAAATTTAAAGTACCATCAAAACTATCAGCATATTTGACAGCAATATACTGATATAAATAAGCAATGATCACACCCGATGGACCACTAATCTGACCATTATTAGGATCGGCAGATAAGTTAGGTCCAAAGTTAGCCAATAAATAATTAATGGCCTCGGAAATCTCCGATTGGGATGGATCACTATTTAGTGCGAATGGCATTAGAAAGCATCCTCAGTCACAGTTGCTTGCATATTTAATGCGCTCATTTTCCATGTGTTAGTGGCATCGTTTGAGCCAAATTTAACTGCCACAGTACGAAATGTATTTTGCTGAGTAGGAACCCAAGGTGTATCAGTATCAATTGTGGTTACACCTGTCTCACCATAAACAGAAGTTTGAGCGGTCGAATTAGCACCGCCCACAGTAATATTGATTGCACCCGTACCTGCTATTTCAGGCAAAACTCGGTGAATATAGACTTTTGAAGAATAAGGAACAGGACCATTGGCAGTCTGCAAAGCAATGTTAGTACGCTCAAACTCAGAATCAATGGCAGAACCTACAAATGAGTTACCAATGGCTGTCTCTACCAACCTAGAGTTATCAATACCTCCACGGGCATATACAACGGCTCTAGAAGACAAATTGTAGTAATCAGGTGATGAGTCTACCCAACGAGGTCCTTCAGTGCCCATACAAGCGTTTTGGACATCTTTAGGAGCATTCCAAACCTGTAAGTCATATCTCCAAGACAACATTTTGTTACACCATCCTGTGGAGGTCAAATCAGGATAGTAAATTTCAATCTGAGACTTTTGGGTGTTGTTAACCATAAAAATCCGATTTCCATAAACAGGACTTAGGTTAGCAAAGAAGTAATTCTTAACTTTTTGGTTTCCCAAAGAAGTAAATTCAGATCCATTAAACACCCAAATATCACGAGCATCTACGCCATAAACATTGGCATCAGTATTTGACCAACAATTATTGTTAATTAATCCTCGACCTTGGTTTAATAATCGAACACCAAATATTGGAGCGGTGGTATTTTGATAAGAAATAGGTGAAAAAACTACTGTATCCCAATAAGAACACACATAAAAATTGCTTCCAAGGAAAAATCCATCAATCAATGGACCACGAACAGGCACTTCTTGCTCGTTAGCCACGTTAGAAAGAGTAGGTTCCCATGTAACTGGATAGCCTTGATTGGCAAAAGCTTGCGACCACCTGACAGTTGTTGGGTAGTTATAAGTCGTACCACCAATAACTTTGGTTAAATTTCCCGAAATAAGGATGTTTCCCACATTGGGGGAGCAGAAATTACGAACAAATGCTGCTCTTGTAGACGTTACGCCAACATCATAATTCCATGATGCATCAGGAGTTACTGTAATTTCATTGCCTGTTGGCAAGAAATACATTGGATTTTGAATGGTGTCATTAATAAAAAAGACATTTCCAACCCAAGAAGTGGTGATATTTATATCTTCTGTATATCCGGCAATAAAGGCAGAAGGATTAGCCCCCACGCCTGGCGTTATGTTAGATATACCCGTGGCAGTAATCATAAACCATTTACCTTGGTTAGATGAATTACGGGTTGCTACGATATACACCCAAGAAGTTTCTGATCTAAACCCACCTTCCATAAAGATGGGCATATCAGTAATGGTAGAAGCAATCTGAATCTCACCAAAGATCTTCTTAATGCAACGCACATCAGCTTCAATGTTCTTCCCGCTGTTGTACTCATTTGGGCCTAAAGCGTTACTAGGCACATCAGGAGTAAAACTCATTGATGTAAATGGAGTACGGAGGCGGGAATAATCGCTCATGTCACTTCTTCCATCTGCGAAAGATTGGTCAATAGACGGGTGTCTGTAGGGTTGAATTCTAAAGCTTTCTTACAGAATTCGATAGCCTGTTCTTTCAATCCAAGCCTCCAAGCTGCAATACTTGCATAATCGTATGGTTTTTCAGTCCAAACGCTTGGGTCCATTGTGTAAACGGCCTGTTTATCTTTAATATTTAAAGCTGAAAGAGCAGCACCATAACTCTCAGGCCACATACTTAACCTGTAAGTTACAGTTGCCAATTCACACCATGGCTCACGGGTATCAGGGGCTTCAGCACAAGCTAATCTGTACCATTTCAAACCCTCGTGAATCAAACCCAATTCTTCATGGCATTTACCCAATAACCGCATGGCATAACACCGCTCATTAGGCCAAGTAGCTTCAGGCATGGCTAGATATCGATTTAATGCCGTTATAGCGTCTTGCCAACGGGAATAGAAGGTTAGCTCCCGTGCATGGTAAAAAGCGTTTCTAGGGCAGTGTGGATCTTCTTTGATAGCCAATTCAAGCAATGGCATATATTGGCCACGAGACTTGGTTGGGTCAGGATGGTGGCTGACCAAAAGCATATCTGTATGGGCATAGATTTCATTAGTTCTGCCATCAGGACGGGGATATTCATGGACAGGGTGATGCCAATGATATCCATGGCGGTGGTGGATTTTCTCGTAAAAAAACGATATTCCAGAACCCCAATCAAATTTGTATCTCAAGCGAGTTGTTTCAGCAGTCCAAACCCGCTCAATCTCTTCCCGCCAACCTTCTTCCATAACTTCATCAAGATCTAATGAAATACAGACATCAAAATCACGGGGAATCATTGCAAGGGCAGCATCCCTAGCTTTATCAAACCGCCACGGGCTGATGCAAATATCATGCACTTTTGCGCCACATTCCAATGCTAGTTTTACAGTGTCATCAGTAGAGCCTGTATCTGCAATCAGAATCAGGTCTGCATCTTTAGCTGAATCACAAAAACGCTGAACAAATTGCTCTTCGTTTTTGGATATGGCGTATACGGCTATTTTCATTGCTATTCCTATATTATTAAATTGTTATTTCAACCCACGCCCATTTGTTTGCGTATTTTGGTTGCTGAAATAGCGTGTGTAGCATCATCAAAAGACTCCTGCTCAATCTTGTAGCCCACATCCCTGCCGTATGTAATATTCACCACATTAGGCACAAGCTGGATCTCATACTGACCTTGGTATAGTGGATCAAGGTCACGTTTGATAAAGTCTTTAACCTGATTGGCAGCAAAAGGGTTTGAGCCGTTCCATCCTTGACAATCTCTGATCTGGATGACTACCTGACCAGTTTTGGCCAAGGCTCTTTCAAACAACTTGCGGTGGCCTTCATGCCAAGGTTGCCATCTGCCAAGCATTTGGACTGTCTCTTTCTGCCAATCAAAGACAGGGCGTTTCCGGTTGTCCAAAATGCCAGCAGCAATGAACTCACCCCACTTTTCAGCGTTTTGCTCTGTGATTCTGAAATCGTACTGCTCTGGCGCAACAAACACCTTGTTGGTGTCTTCAAAACGGCCTTGGTTGATAGTGTCAACCCAAACAGTCCAATCTGCCTTGAAGTTGTTACGCATTTCAACCAGAGGGGCAACAAAGTCGCAGATCACATAATCCACATCGTAACTGTCAGCCAAATCACGCATTCTTAGGCTTTGGCGAATACGGCCTTCATGGGAAAAGTCCCAATCGTTGTATTTCTTACGCACATCATCAGCATTCAGCCACATGACTGTTTTGCGCTCGGCTTGCAAGTGATCAAGAATGTGTTGTGCAAGGTAAGTTTTACCAGCACCAGGCAAGCCCATAATCAATATGCGTTTCATCCTTTAACCTTATAAAGTTGTTTCATTGCAAACTCTAGTGCGGGTGTGCGCCAGAACTCTTTACCAGAATACTTTTCCCAAACTGATTTAGGCAAGATAGAGGGACGTTCTTGCCATGTAACTTCTTTTCTGACTGTGTGCAGACTTTTCATGTTCAAGGCTTTGTCATACACCTCGTTGTCATACTCAACATTCTTGTAATCGTGTTCGTAATAAGGCTTGCCAATAAACCCATAAATCTCACGCATAACGCTCTCAGGCTTTTTGCACAAAGATTCATACTCAACCAACATAATCATGTCAGGGTTTAACAGTAAGCCTTCTTCTAAGAAGTAGTAGGGCTTGACCACCTGACCCTCTTTTTTAACATCCATCAAAGCATCGCATCTTGTGGTGACTGTTTGCCTAGCTTCATCATCCGTCAGGCTTGCACCATACAAAGAGTTTTTGGAAGCAATGCGCTCAAAGCTATCAAGAATCCAAGGCAAATCACGCACACAACAGACAATCTTAGTCTGTGGGTAAAGTTCCTTGAGCAAGGATGTTTTGGCTGTCCAACCCCTGCTTGTATCAAATACAGTATTGGGACTGACAGATTCATAGTAGGCATTGAACAAAGAGCGTAGGATGCTTTTGCGTCTGTCTTCATCTATCAAGTGGTTACTCTCGCTACCTGTAATGACATTGATTGTTGATGCAACCAACCCCAATACTGGCGAGGAAATATCTGCATAGAATTCTGGATTCTGACGCAAGATAGCCGAGAGCAGGGTTGAGCCTGACCTTGGCAAACCAGAGATGAAGAAAAACTCTTTCATTCTTAAGCCTGTGGAATCCAATTGACTGTGGCTTCATCCCATTGATAACGCACGTTGCCGCCATTCATAATGGCATCTACAGGTCTTGGTACAGGCGCACTCCAAGTCATTGTGTCTGGGTAACCAATCCAAGATGGGTAAGGTCTACGGGCCAAATGTTCAGCGGCTTTAGCGGCGTTGTATTCTTCTTCAGTCAAAACCTGCAACACGCCCGCAATAGTAGTGTCGGCATCATCATCACAAGTGCCATAGTATTTAGGCGCACGAAGGTATGTGCCTGTTGAGTCTGTGCTAACAGGCCATGTTGAACTGTCATGCCATAAATGAGCCCAGCCTTTAATTGCTGGCATTGATGGGCCTGTGCGTTGTGGTTCAACTGTGCAAGGTATTTTTGTAACTGCGTCAACTTCGGTAATGCAAATGTACATTGTGGTGCTCCTTATAAAATTTAAACTGCTACTCTGCGAACGGCGCGAACATAACGATAAGAAGATTGTATTTTATTGGCATAAGTTTGTTGTCCTGTTGAAAATGATTGCATGGAGCCCGTGTAAGGAGCGCCAATTCCTTGCGTACTTGACCAATAAAATGCGCTTGAAAATGATTCTGAATTTCCTGTTTGGAAAATGGCCGCAGATGTTTGGGCGGGTGTTCCGGATGTGTAACTACTAGCCCTTGCTGGAACAGCATTAGCATTTATTCCTGACGCTGTAGAATTACCAGCAGTTGTTGGTTTTAAATTGTAATAACAAACTTCTAATTCATTTAAAGCTGGCATATACCAATCTGTGAAACCGCCCACATTAACCGCTTCACAAAATTGTGCCGCCGGATATAAGGCACTATTCATTGTTGCACTATTTGCAGGGCCGTTAATTACAGAAGTTGGATCGCCTGTAGTACCCGTTGTTTTCCATTGAACCGGTGTTGTTTGACCAGAAGAACGAGGCGCAATCACCAAGTTGTAATCAGCCACACTGTTTCCTGCCGTTGAAATTTGTCCAGCATAATAGCCGCCTTGGTAGGCTTGACCAATCACTAAGGGAGCAGAATTTCCCGCAGTAGGCCACAGACCTTGCTTCTTAAACTGCATGGCTTGGTCAAGTGTCCATACACCTTTTGCCGTGCTTGTGTCATACGGCCCAGATGGAAGTGGTGGACTCTTTGTGATAAACCCGCCTGGATATTTTTGGCTCATGGTTGTTCCTTAGACAGGGACTCTGCGGATAGCACGAACACGAAGAGAATAGGTTTTACCTGTATCATTTTGAAAACCATTAGAAAATGTTTGATACTCAGCGGCAAAAGGTTTTGCACCGCCAACCTGAGTGCTAGACCAATATTGAGGCGTTGAAAATGCTTCAGAACCTCCAGTTTGAAAAATAGTTACAGAGGTTTGAACAGGATCTCCCGATGTGTAATTACTTGCTCTTGCAGGTACAGCGTTGGGGTTTATTCCAGAAGATGTGTTGTTTGCACCTGTTGTTGGCTTCAAGTTGTAATAGCAAACTTCTAATTCGTTTTTAGCTGGCATATACCAATCGCTAAATCCACCAACAGTTAAATTGTCGCAAAATTGCCCACAAGGGTGTGCTGCCGCACCAGCCGCAATCATTGCTGCCGTGTTTGCTGGGCCATTAATAACTGAATCTGTTCCAGTTGTTAAATCAGAGGAAGTTTTCCATGAATTTTGAGTTTGACCAGATGACAGAGGTGCAACAACTAAATAATGCGTTGCAACACTGCTTACACCAATTTGACCAGCGTAATACCCGCCACCATAAGCCTGACCAATAGTCGTTGGAGGAGGGCTAGGCCAAGTGCCAGCCGCTATAGCTTGCATCTGAGCCTGTAAAGTAAAAACACCTGAGTAACTTGGCATATATTTCCTTAGACTGCTACTCTGCGAACTGCTCGGACACGATAGGAACTTACTTTAAAATAGGCATACTGTTGGCCGTTAATAAAGTACTGCCTCCATGCAGTCGTTGCAGAATTTTCTGTACTAGACCAGTAAGGGGGAGAGGTCGCAAAGTCTTCTGCACCTGTGCTTTGAAAATCAGTAGCAGAAGTTTGTGCTGGTGTTCCAGCTGTGTAGTTAGATGCTCTTGCAGGGACTGCATTTGCATTTATGCCAGATGATGTACTGTTGCTTGCTGTTGTAGGTTTTAAGTTGTAGTAACACACTTCTAACTCGTTCTTGGCTGGCATGTACCAGTCTGTAAACCCACCAATAGTTAAGCCTTCACAGAATTGCGCTGCGGGGTGGGTTACATCATTCATCGCTGCGCTGTTAGCTGGCCCGTCAATCACTGATGAAGTGCCAGCAGTTGATGTGTTTACTATTTTCCATTGCAACGTGCTTTGAGCAGATGCTACAGGGCCAACAACTAAATTGTAGTCAGCTACGCTGTTACCCGCAGTAGAGATTTGGCCAGCAAAGAATCCACCGCCAAAAGCCCCGCCAATAGCAGGCAATGTTGTTACAGAGTTACTTGCCGCACTTAAAGCACTAGGCCCATAACTGTTTGTCGCAAAAACTTTAAATGTGTAAGCTGTGCCGCCAGATAAGCCGCTAACAGTAACGGGGGAAGATGCCGCAGTGCCTGTAAACCCGCCTGGACTTGAAACTGCTGTGTATGACGTAATTGCAGAACCACCAATGTCAGAGGGCGCAGTAAAAGCTACAGATGCGGAACTTGCACCTGATAACGTAGCCGTACCAATGGTAGGCGCATTAGGGTTCTTTAGCGGGTTAAAAAATGCGGAGATAAACCCAGCAGCGTAACGCATGGACATTGTGAGTCCTTATGTTATTTCTTCAAAACTAATTGTAGCAACCAAGTCACCAGCCGTGCCAGCAATTGCACCAATTGATTG